CAAATTCGTCGATAAACAATTCGCGCAAGGGAGACGTTCGTAAGAGCGGTCCCTGGCGCCACAAGGCCTTGCCAGCGGGACTGCGTAAGCAGACCAAGGCCGGGCAGACGTGCTCCACCAACCAAAAGCCCCTAGAGGAGACTAGATCGGCTTGGAGCAACCGTAGCGTGACGAATGCTAAGGAACGCCTGGAAACAGGCTTGGGACCTAACCCACCCCATGAACGCCCCGAGAGGGTGTTCTCTCGCGCTCACTCAGTGCCCCTACCTGTCCTTCAGGAGCTCACTACGAGATTTCCTGAGTGGAGTTTCCAGTTTGGTGAGGGAAATCCACATGACCATCCTGTGGGGGCTACTGAGCGAGCGATATGCGAGACTCTGGCAATTGAAGAGATACACCGACAATTTGGCAACGTCCAGATCACCGATATCGGTGGTAACGCGAACCGTCATCTAGCAAATGCTCGCGTAGGTGTACACTCTTGCAATCCAATTTTGAGTTCAGCTGATGTAATGCGCCGTGTGAGTTATTCAGACGGCGCTGACTACTGCTTTCGGAAATCCGAAGAGTGCAGTGTGCCTGTGGACGTATATCTTTCCGTTCACTCGCTGTATTACCTCTCACGTGAGGAGGTTTTGCAGCACGTACACCGCGCTAGTGCAGGGTGCCTTGTGGCAGTGGTCCATCGGTTCAACGATTTGTACGGAAGTATGCATAGCGTGGATGGCTGTGCTGAGAGCCTCTATGAAACATTCGTGGAGGGCGACCGTATTCTAGTGACTATGAAAGTGAAGGGTAACTTCACCGGTTACACGCATGACCCATGCCACTGGCTCAACAGCACTTATTTTGAGTCGGGTGGACGCGCTATGTGTTGGACAGGACGCCCCATTGGGGATTCCTGGATCATCACATTTCGTGAGGTGCCCAAGCCCCTGGTCGGACGCATTAGTGTGGACGTCGACCGGGATTTGTGCTTGGTAAGCAGTCTAAAACGGAACGACCACTACGGTGGGGTTGCCGGGGTTCTTTCCCTAGGGGATGAATCCAGTTTCAAGCCAATGTTAGGCTTGTTGAAACTGCGGTTGCGTGAAATTAGGAGTTGTGGACCATACGTGTGGATGGGGATGCAAAAAACGAGATCTGTGCTCGTGCCAAAGGACTTGATTGAGAGCGTAGCGATTAAGTTGGTCGGGATGCCCAGGGATAAACACACCCTGCGTATCTGTATACAGAAAATGCAACTGGCAGTGCGTTCAGACGCACTTTCCATCCCTATGTCTATGCGTGCGGACTGTATCATATACGGGTCCTCACTTGCTTTTGTTATGTTCGTCAAGGAGGAGATAGAGTCTTTCAATAGACTGTGTACACCATATTACATGAAGTTGTACAGTCGCCTCGCTGGTGTGATGAACTTAGAGCACTGGGTCTGTTGTTGTGGAGCGGTGGAGGATGATGAAGTGATCACCGTTACCCAATACAACGCAGACCGCAGTTCTGCCACTGGACCTGTTTTTGACGCCAAGAAGGCCTGGCCATTGGGCCTGCCTGGTTACGAGAGCAGGAAACCGTTGACGAAACCGCGTCCGAATGCTACGATTCGGGCTCAAAAGGCTGTCGAGGCTACGACCAAAGGTCAGTTCCACGCAGTCTGCACCACTTTCCAGAATTACATTCCACTGGTACCTTACGCCTCCGAGACTAATGAGGCGGTGGCTATAGCTAATAGGGCCCTTATGGATGTGCCTGCACCTGAGCCGCGTGTGTGGGCTGAACTGGATAAATTTGCAGACAAGTACGTGAAACGGTTTCGACCGGTTAGTTGCGAAGATCCTGACCGTGATTTCCTTGAGTGGAACTCGCGGTTTCCAAAGGGTCGCGCCAAGAACCAAGCCGACGCTTACGAAACGTTAAAGACCGATCCGTTATGCAGGAAAGATTACCTGCGGAAGGCCTTCTGTAAGCGTGAGCTCACGATGAAAGGAGGCCCTGTACCTGAGGAATTTGACCCCAGGGCTATACAGGGTAACTCTGATCGTCTGAATGCTGCATACGGCCCATTCACCTACAAAGTTTCGGAGCAACTAAAAGCTTTGTGGCATGAGAACCATCTCATTACGTACACCGGTGGTATGACGGCGGAACAGATTGGGGCCTGGCGGGCCCAGTTTGCGCAAGATGTCACCATAGTGGAATGCGATGAGAGTCGGTACGATTGCCATCAAGGAAAGCAGGTGCACGATATGTACGGGCGAGTGGAGAAACGCTGCGGGTCTGATCGATATCCAAATGTCGAAAAGGCTCGCCAGTCGATGAGAAGAATAGAGGGATGGACTTCAAAGGGAGTTAAATATGGGGTAGATTATACCATGACTAGTGGTTCCCCAACCACCTCTACGAGCAATTCGTTCATCAATGGGATTAAAACTGCCTACATCATGAAGATGTGTGGCTTCCCGAAGGCCAAAATGTTGGTCCATGGTGACGATAGCTTGATAGTTATCGGCGAAGTCTTGAATGACAAGCGGAAAGCGGGATTCGTGAAGAAACTCAAAGAAATAAATCGCAAACTCGGATTTGAGACAAAAGTCAAGGTATCGAATGACTGGTCTCAGGTCGAGTATTGCTCATCACTTTTCTGGCCGGTTAAAGGCGGTTACGTGTTAGGCCCAAAAGTAGGCAAGAGATTGCCGAAGATAGGGTTCACGTTGCGGGAACTGTCTGCCGGACAAGTGAAGGGCATGTTGATAGGATTGCAAATCGAGTGCGGATACATCCCAGTGCTGAGGGAGTATGCTGCACACCAGTTAACGCTAATGTCTAGTGTGAAAAAGAAACAGTATCAGGATCTGGAGCGGAGGCATAAAAGCCTACCACAGACAGTGCATGAGACCGACAAGGCGACCATTGATTTTTTCTTTGCTCGCTACGGGGTCCGCGCTGACGTTGCCATAGCTGAACTGCACAAGGCGTTAACTGGAAACCTGACAGACTGCGTCAACTACAGCCTGTTGGAAGAATTTGTCAGAGTTGATGTATAGCGGCCCACAATAATAATATAGGACATGGACTTCAGTACCAATTACTGTGGTCCTTACTGGTCTGATGGAGAATTTCAGTCCAGCGTTGTGGGTAATGAGCCGGGAGTTGATGATCTTGACGAGGCGTGTAGGGCACATGATGCTGCCTACGCCACGTCTTCGTCTCTCTTGGATTTGGAGGCGGCCGATAATAAATTTTACAACGACACGAAAGAGTTAGGTGTCAAGGGAAGAATATACGGATCGGTCGTCTTGCATGGAAATAGGATCGCTCGTGGTACCATGGCTTTTATGTTACCGTTTGCTGGTCTTGCTGGTTATGGCCTCTTGTCTGGCTTTGGGCTTAATTCCCTATTGCCAAAGAAACGCCTTAGAAAGGGTAAGGTGGAGCCGACAAAGACCCCAGCACAGCCAACCGGTAGCACACCAACGAGCGACCCAGCACCAACGGGTGCGCCTGCAGCGCCGCCTATCGTTTATGATCCCGTCGTGCCTTTTGAGGATGAGGGAGAAGAAGACGTGGGAGGCGCACAAAACTCAACACCCACACGCTATGGGCTTTACAAGCCATTAGGCCGGAAAAGGATCCGGAACAAACTCAATAAAAATAAACTGGAGATTAAAAAGTTAAATAAAACCAAACAAAAATTTCAAATTTCTAACCCGCCCGACAATAAAAATCTTAAAAAGAAGAAAACAACGAAAAGGAAACAGGATGCCAAAGACCAACACGCGCAACAAGAAGCGCTCCAACGCGGCTGCTCGCACAGCCAACTTCGGTCCGGTGTCAACTATAAATACTGCACCAGTTGCAATCGGGAATTCCATCCGGGGGTCCGCTCCGATCGTGCGTCAAACGCCCGACGGTATGCGGATCGTAGGTAGGGACTTCTGTTTTCAGCTGAGCAGCACTGGTTCGGCAATCACCGGATGGGAGTTGATTGGTGGCATGCCAGTCACTCCCAGTGTTCTAGCTAGTTCTGGTCTGCGAGCTTTCGTTCAATCTTATGCCAACTTTAGAGTCAACAAGGTGTTGTTTCATTACATCACCTCTTCTCCAACCAGCCAAGCTGGGGATGTGTTGTTCTACTATAATCGGGATAAGTTGTCGTCTTTTCCAGACTGGACCAGCTCCAACTTTCTGCCTTACGTGTTGTCAGATCCTAAAACTGTTCTTGGCCCACAATGGACCAACCACTCCGCGCTGGTGGTACCGGCGCCTGAGTGGAAGAGCACTAATTATGGAACTGAAACGGATATCAATGAAGATAGTGCCGGTGAGCTTGTGTTTTATTCAAAGACGAATGCTACTAACTCACCAGGTTACATCATCATGGATTATGACATCACGTTTAAAGAACTAAGCGTTAACCCGAGAGCTGGTGTTTTGCCTATTACACGTGGGCTTTACACTACAACTGCTCTTGGTGCTAGCGCTTACGTCACTGTTGCCGGCACTACCCAAGTAACGGGGGCTGCCGGATTGCAGCTACAAGGCAAAAGCATTGCCAATGCCACCGCCACTGCCATTACTGGCGTGGTGGGAGGTGATGTTTTTAAGGTTGTTGTCTCAGCTACTGCTTCCACCACACTAAACACATTTACTGTTGCTACTTTAGCTAATATATTTACATTTCCCGACGATACGGCTACGGCCATTACTGTCGATGACGGGTTCACCTTTTACGCCACTTACAATACAAACAATGCTCGTTACTCGTGTCATCCTACTTTGGTTGACGCTGTGGCGGGCACTAAACCTTTCACTTATGGCGTGACAGGCACTATTACTTTTACTTTATGTGTTACCATGTCCTTGGTCGCTTCTACTGGATCGCAACTGCAGTCCAGTTACTAGATAAATAAACTACAAACAAATAAAAATGATGACGTG